GAAACTTGTCAAGAGCAATCTTGACATTTTTATTGAAATAGTATTGAAAGAATGCAAATTATGGTGTATAATAATGATATGGAAAATATAAAATCAGATAAAAAATTAAAACATTATGTAAATAATGAAGAATTTCTTAAAGAAATGAATTCTTGGAAAAAGGTAGTAAACAAAGCATTAAAGAAAAAGCAACCTATTCCACCAGTTACAAACTTTATTGGTGAATGCTTTATGAAGATTGCAGAACATTTATCACAAAGACCTAATTTTATTAATTATCCTTTTAGAGAGGATATGATTAGTGATGGAGTAGAAAATTGTTTGCAATATGCTCATAATTTTGATGATACCAAGTCTAAAAATCCATTTTCGTATTTTACACAAATAATATATTTTGCATTCTTAAGACGAATAGAAAAAGAAAAAAAGCAAGCTTATATTAAATTTAAATGTCTTGAGATGCATAATATAGATGCTAAATTCTCACAATGGTTAAAAGAAAATAACGAATCAGCTACATTTGCTGAATTCTTACAAAAGAATTTTTATCTAACTGAGAATGATATAGAAAAAATGGAAAAAGAGACAGCACCAAAGAAAAAAAGAAAACGTAAAAAGTCGTGAAAATTGCAATAATCTCAGATACACATTTTGGTCATAAGAATGATTCGTTGTTCTTTTTAGAAGAATCTTTGAAATTCTTTGAAGAACAATTTTTTCCATATCTTCTAAAGAATAATATTGACCACGTTATTCATATGGGGGATCTGATGGATAGGCGTAAATATGTAAATTTTAATACTTTACATTTGGTAAGAGATAAATTTATAAAATTTTTCTCTGATAATAATATAAATTTGCATATTACATTAGGAAATCATGATACATTTTATAAAAATACAAATTTTATAAATTCAATCAATGAGTTATTTGGAGATTCAAAGAATATTATTCTTTATGACAAACCTATAGAAATAAATTTTGATACATTAAAAATTGGCATTGTGCCATGGATAACAAATGATAATGAAAATGATTGCCTGGATTTCATTCAAACTACATCTGCTTCTATTCTTATTGGGCATTTCGAAATCAACGGATTCGAAGTAGTAACTAATATTAGACATTCATCTGGAGCTGATTCAGAAATGTTCAGTAAGTTTGATAAAGTTTTGTCTGGTCATTTTCATCTTAGACAGTCTAAATCAAACATACACTATTTGGGTACTCAATATGAATTAAATTTTGGTGATGTAAATTCTAAAAAAGGTTTTACTATTTTAGATACAGATACCAGAGAAATGGAATTTATTGAAAATACAAGAAAAATATTTAACATTATAAAATATGATGATGTAAATGGTTTTGATAAACCAGATGCAAGTAAAATCAGAAATACTCATGTTAAAGTAATTGTCTTAAACAAGAAAAAACCAAAGATTTTTGATATGTTTATGAATGCATTAGCAACATGTGAACTTCAAGAATTAACAGTAATAGAAGACTTTGAGAATAATATTAATGAAGATTCAGAAGTTGATATAACCCAAGATACCATAAGTATAATTGCTTCTGAAGTAGACATGAATGAGAATATTATACATAAAGATCGAATAAAAATGCTTATTAAAGAATTGTATATGGAGAGTATGTCATTATGACAGAAAAATCAGCCGACGAATTTCTTTTCCAAAAGGAAGAAGAAAAAAAGATTATATTTCGTTCAATGATTGTTCCTGAAAAGGTATTAGATAATGATCATCTTCAAAAAGATAAAATTTAAGAATTTTGGATCTTTTGGTAATAAATTTACCGAAATAGATCTTCTAAAATCACCAACTACATTGGTGTGCGGAAAAAATGGAAGTGGTAAATCTTTTGCATTATTAGATTCTATTACATTTGCTCTATTTGGAAAACCATTTAGAAAAATTAATATACCACAACTACAAAATTCAATTAATACAAAAGATTGTTTAGTTGAATTATATTTTTCTATTAGTAATGATGAATATATTATTCGTCGTGGTCTGGGGCCAAAATTATTTGAAATCATTAAAAATGATACATTATTAAATCAGGATGCAAAAACTTCTGATTATCAAGATTTACTTGAGCAACAAATCCTAAAGATGAACTATAAGACTTTTACACAGGTCGTTATACTTGGTAGTTCATCATTTATTCCTTTTATGCAATTAACTGCGGCAGATCGTAGAGCCGTTATAGAAAATATTTTGGACATCAATGTATTCACAAATATGAATACGCTCTTAAAAGGAAAAATTCTTCAGAGTAAAGAAAATCTAAGAGATTTAACAAATAAGATCGATAACCAAAAACAAAAAATAGATTATCAAAAAATTATTATTAATAAAACGATTGGTCTTACTTCAGATGAAATTGAAGAGATCAATCAGACGATTTCATCAAATGAAATAAGTATCAAGAATCTAAATAATAGTATATCAAATTACATTAATACTAAAATTGAAATAAATGATGATGACTTAAGTGATTTGGAAAAAGATCTTGTTAAGTTTCAAAAATTTACTACTCAGATTTCCCTAAAGATGGCAAATGCTATAGAAGAAAGACAATTTTATGAAAAAGAAGAAAATTGTTCGAAATGTAAAGGTAAGATCACAGAGGAAACTAAAAAAACCAATCTCCAAGAAATCGAAAAAAATATTGGGCAGTTCGAAGAAGCGAACAAGACGTTTGAAGAACAAATTGAAAAAGTAACTGAAAATATTTCTTCAATTAAAAACAAAATAAAATTGAATAATGATATTGAAAGTAAGATAAACGATTTAAAGAATCAAATTGTCATAATCAATATGTCAATTGATCACACTAAATCCAAATTAAAGAAAACTGAGATTAATCAAACCGATATTATAAAAGAAAAAGACAAATTATCTGAATACAATATACAATTAAAATTATTGGAAGAAGAAAAGGAATCTAAAAAAGAAGAATATATTCAACTTGAACAAATTTCTGATATTTTAAAGGATAGCGGTGTAAAATCCAAAATTATTAAACACTATCTTCCTTCTATGAATAAAAATATAAACAAATATCTTAAAGCAATGGATTTCTTTGTTCAATTCTATTTGGATGAAAATTTTCAAGAAGTAATTAAAAGTAGAAATAGGGATGAGTTTTCTTATATGAATTTTAGTGAAGGCGAAAAGATGCGTATTGATCTTTCATTACTTTTGGCTTGGAGAGAAATCGCTAAACTTAAAAATAGTGTAAATTGTAATTTATTGATATTGGATGAAGTCTTTGATTCATCACTAGATTCAGTCGGTACGGATGAGGTAATGAAATTACTAAATACATTAGGTGTAAACTCAAACGTATTTGTAATCAGTCATAAGGCAGATCTAATAGTAGATAAATTCAATCATGTCATACACTTTGAAAAAAAGAACAATTTCAGTAAGATGATCTGATATGTTTTTTGAAGAAACACCACAAGAATTAAATTTTAGAGGAAAATACAGGAAGTATGATCCTGATGGTTATTATAATGTCTATAATACTGGCGATGTCGTAGAGTATCTTGGAAAAAGATACGTCGCAGTAAAAACTGTAAAAAATACAATTCCTCTAAATAATCCAATATCTTGGAAGGAATTGGAAGTAGCATCAAGATTTTTTAGATCGGAAGTCGAACCATCTGAAGCAAATGAAGGAGATAGATGGCTTGATCTGGTTTCTGGTATCGTATATACTAGAATACGAGATATAAACGGACTTCATTGGGTAGAGTTTTAGGAGTAAACATGTCAAAAAATAGAGATCGTAATGGTAAAGGCGAACATAAAAACACATTAAAAAACTATGATCGTCGTGTAAAAGATAAAGAACGTGCGTCTGAAAGAAATGATTATAAGAATAAATTGAAAAATTACGTCGATGGTGATTTTTCACATCTTAACGAAGATGATCTTGACGACTTTGAATAAATGTATTATAATGGAAACATATGACATCTACAGCAATTACAATCAGTAAAACTACACTTTCTATTCTCAAGAACTTTGCAAATATGAATTCAAATATTCTTGTAAAGCCTGGGAATGTTATTAAGACCATTACACCATCTAAGAGCGGAATGGGAGAAGCCGTTATTGAAGAGACATTTGATGTCGAATTCGGTATTTGGGATCTCAATAAGTTTCTTGGTGTTGTAAGTCTATTCAGTAATCCACAATTCCAATTTGGTGAGAAGAGCGTGAAGATCATTGGATCTAACAATTCAGTAGTAAATTATTTTTACTCAGAGCCACGCCTTCTTACATATCCAACAAAGTCTGTAAATATGCCTCCTGTTACGGTGAAGACACGTATTGATGAAGGAATGTTTAATGAACTTCAACGTATTTCTTCTGTTTTGCAACTACCGGATCTTTCATTCCAAAGTGATGGAACAATCATTTATGCAATTATTTGTGATCTCAAGGATCCAACAAGCAATAGTTATAAAGTTGAGCTTGAAGGTAATGCGGACGGTGCTGAGTTTGAACTCAACTTTAAGATGGAGAATATTCGTCTACTTGCTGGAGATTATGAAATTTCCTTTGCCAAGAATGTTGCGGTTCAATTCGATAATGAATCGTTAAATCTTACTTACTGGTTTGCAATGGAACCAAATTCTCGTTATACTGCCTAACATGAATACTAATGAATTTTTATGGGTCGAAAAATATCGACCCAAAACCATTGATCAGTGTATCCTTCCATTGTCCTTGAAGAAGACCTTCAAGGACATGGTTGCTAAAGGAGAACCACAAAATCTTCTGTTCTCAGGAACAGCAGGAACTGGAAAAACTACTGTAGCGAAAGCATTATGTAATGAACTTAATGCAGATTGGATTTTGATTAATTGCTCAGAAGACGGTAATATTGATACTTTACGTACAAAGATTCGTCAATTTGCAAGCACTGTTTCATTTACTGAAAATACCAAGAAAGTTGTAATTCTGGATGAGTTTGATTACTCAAACGCACAGAGTATCCAGCCAGCCCTTCGTGGAGCAATTGAAGAATTTTCAAGTAATTGTAGATTTATTCTGACTTGTAATTATAAGTCTAGAATTATTGAACCAATTCATTCTCGTTGTACTTGTATTGATTTTACCATATCAAATGATGAACGGCCTACTATTTGTGCTGGTATTCTTGATCGATGTGAATATATTCTAAAAAATGAAAATGTTATTTTTGATAAGAAGGCATTGGCCAAACTTATCATGAAGCATTATCCAGATTTTAGGAGAATTCTCAATGAATTACAGAGGTATTCGGTATCTGGTAAAATTGACGAAGGAATTCTGGTAAATATTGCTGATAATGAGATCAAGAATCTTATTACTGCAATGAAAAGCAAAGATTTTGGGACTGTTCGCAAATGGGTAGCCACTAATGTACATTTATCAGAAAATGATATTTTTAGGAAGATATATGATAATTTAAACGCATATCTAGCCCCTATGAGCATCCCTGGAGCAATCATCGTACTTGGGGAATACCAATACAAGGCTGCGTTTGTAAGCGATCAGGAAATTAATATGGTGGCCTGTCTTGTTGAACTTATGATGACTTGTGAGTTTATTTAATGGAAGTCTTTGATTTTCTTAATAGTATTAATGATAATAAACGAAACCTAATGAATATAGATCCGGGATGCGAACGGATCTATATTCCTTTTATCATCAATAAATCATTATCTTATTTTTCAGATACTCTATTTCATGCAAATATGATGAATTTTTATGGCCATATTGGCAAAAAACTTCAGTATGATTATTATCTATTAAGTATTGTAAAAAAGAAAAGATTTGGAAAATGGCATAAAGAAAAAACCACAGATTCTGATGATATTTCAATAATTAAGCAATATTATGGATATTCGGATAAAAAAGCGGTAGAATCCAGCAAAATCCTAACAAAAGATCAAATTCAGACTCTTAAACAACTATTAAATACTGGTGGAAATATTAAATAATATAAATATTTTATATTTTGGAGTATTTAATGAAAGAACATAATGATGATATTTTTGATGGATTGGGTGTTGAAGTGACACTAAAATCAAAAGAAGATTTTTTAAAAATTAAGGAAACTCTTACCCGCGTTGGAGTTTCATCAAAGAAAGAAAATAAACTTTTTCAATCTTGCCATATTTTACATAAAAGAGGCAGATATGCAATTATGCATTTCAAGGAAATGTTTATACTTGATGATTTAGAGAGTGATATATCAGAGGATGATATTGGTAGAAGAAATACCATTGTTAAATTGTTGGTAGAATGGGGTTTATGTGATGCAATAGATCCAGAAGAATACACAACGCCCCAATTAACATTGGCTAGAATAAAAATAGTGTCGCATAAAGACAAAAGTAACTGGCAACTCATTCCTAAATACCATATAGGAAAGTGAGTTGTTTTTGATATGGATATAATGCAAGCGATTGGAGCACCGTTTGATACGGATCAGTCTTCGTGTTCTGATAAAAAACCTAAACTATTTTCGTGGACTAAAGAAGATAGCAGTATAAAAGTTTTT